ACCGCCAATTCATGGCGCTCTGTTTTTTGGAAGGGGGGGGTTAAAGCAGCGGCCTCCCTGTAGCGCTGGAATCAGGCCAGGAATGCAAACGCGACCCTGGATCGGAGACAGACTGACATGAGCGGATCTGACATCACTGCTGAAGACCAGGCCGACGCTGGGTTGCCTGAGGCGCCTGAGTCGTCTGGAGGACCGGGCTCGCCCGCGCCTCCGCCTGGCGCAAACCTGACCACGCAAGAGCGGCGCGTGTATGAGTACCTGTGCACCGTGCTGCGCGATGCGAACCTTGAGCACATGACGCTGGGCGTCACGCTGTGCCTGGTCAGCCAGACCTGGGTGGCCCTGTGCGACGCACGCAAGAAGTGCCGCGAGAAGGGGCGTACGCAAGAGTCGAAGAACGGCTGGCACTCGCCCACCCCGTGGGCCGATGAGGAAAACCGATGCATGCGAACGCTGCTGGATCTGCTGCCGCGAGCAGGCCTGGATTTGCTGACGCTGGCGAAGGTTCGCAAGGAGCTCGGCGACGAAAGCCCGCAAGACGATCTCTTCGGCGACCTGGTCGAACACGCCCGAAGCTCACCAAGCGCCAGATCGCTGAACTGACGCCGGCTGCGCTGGAGCCCTGGGATGAGCAGTACGGCCTGCCGGTGCTGCGTGGTGAAGTGGTGGTCGGGCGCGTGCTGTTCCTGGCGGTGTTGCGCCACTATGAGGATCTGATCCACGGGCCTGAGCGCGGCTTGGTGTTCTCACCGGCCCACAGCCATCATGCCATCGGGTCGATTGAGAAGTTCTTTCGGCACGTCAAGGGGCCGCTGGCGGGGCAGCCCATCATCCTGGACCCGTGGCAGCGGTTCTGGACGGCGGTCAAGTTCGGCTGGCTGCGGGCCGACACCGGCCTGCGCCGGTTCACGCGGGCCTATGAGAAGGTCGCCCGCAAAAACGGTAAGTCGACATGGAAGGGGCCTGAGGCCTTCCACATGTTCGCGATGGATGGGGAGGCTGGGGCGGAGGTCTACGCCGTGGCCACCACGCGTGCGCAGGCCATGACAGTCTGTGGCCCGGTGTTCGCGAACGTGCGCCGCATGGCTCGCCAGTCGCCGGGTGTGAAGCGGTCGTTCAGGGTGTATGACGGCCTGAACCAGGAACGTGTGGTGATGGGCGACTCGGTGTTCGCGCCGTTGCCCGCTAACGCTGAGAACCTGGACGGGGCGAACCCATCGGTCGTGGTCTACGACGAGCTGCACGCTGCGCGTACGCGTGAGCTGTGGGACGTCATGGAATCAGCAATGGGCGCCCGGACGCAGCCTATGCTGGGGGCGATCACAACGGCCGGGTTCATCCTGGACGGCATCTGTGTTGAGCTTGAGCAGTACCTGATCAGCGTGCTGCAGGGGGACATTGAAGACGACGCGTTGTTTGGCTACTGCTACGACCTGGACGTGGATGACGACCCGTTCGATGAGGCCGTGTGGCCAAAGGCGAACCCGGGCTTAGGGCGGTCGAAGACGTGGGAGTACATGCGCAGCGTGGCCCGCAAGGCGAAGGCCTTGCCCAGCGCGCGGGTGAACTTCTTCACCAAAGACCTGAACCGCTGGTGCAACAGCGCTGAAGGCTGGTTTGACATCGACGTGTGGGACAAGTGCGGTAAGCGGCGCTTCGGTCCTGAGGTGCTGGCCATGCTGCGTGGGCGTCGGTGCTTCGGCGGTCTTGACCTGGCTGCCACACGTGACTTGACGGCGCTGTCGCTGGTCTTCCCGCCTGATGACGACGAAGACGACTGGGTGGTGCTGGTGTGGCACTGGTGTTCGCAGCAGAAGGTTGATGAGCAGTCGTATGACGATCGGGCGAACTATCCGAAGTGGGCGCAGGCTGGGTGGTTGACAGCGACCGAAGGCAACAGCAACGACTACGGACCTGTCAAAGAGAAGGTTCTGTGGGCTCGGCAGTTCTTCGAGCTGGTCGAGCTGGGCTTTGATGCCTGGAACGCTCGCCAGCTTGCGAACGAGCTGCAGGACCTGGACGTGCCCATGGTTGAAGTACCGCAGAACACTGGCGGTATGTACCCGGGTTCGAAGCGCCTGGAGATGCTGGTTTATGACTGCAAGCTGGAGCACTTCAGCAACCCTGTGCTGCGCTGGTGCGCCGGAAACGTGGCCCTGCTGTTTGACACCAATGGCAACTTCAGGCCAGACAAAAAGAAGTCGAAGCCGAAGGGCCGTATCGACGGCATCGTGGCCACGGTCATTGCCCTGAGCCGGGCGGTTGTGCATGACCCGAACGGCAGCTACATCAAGCAAGGAATCGTTGAATTATGAGAATTCTTGACATGCTGGTCGGGTGGCGTGACGGTGCGGCTGCTGAGCACCGCGATCCCGGGCGGGCTGTAGAGCCGGTGCTTGATTTGCCTACGTCAGTTAGCAATGAGACCACGGTGCTCAGCTCTGACCCGCGCGTGGTGGAGTTCTTTGGGGGCACGGTAGCGGCGTCCGGTATGGCGGTGACCGCCACCACGGCGCAGCGCGTTGCCACCGTGTACGCCTGCATGGCCCGTATCGCGGGCGGCATCAGCACGATGCCGCTGCGCATCTATGAGCGCGTGTGGGACAGCAAGGCGGGCCTGTACCAGCGCAAGCCGGTGGACGATGCTGATCTGTTCTGGATGCTGAACGAGCAGCCGACGGCGGCCTTCACTGCAGCCTCGGGCTGGGAGCTGATCACGCAGTCGGTGCTGCTGCGTGGTGATGGGTTCAAGTGGATGCGTCGCAAGCCGTCGGGCAAGATCAGTGAGATCGTGCCCCTGGACTGGGGCGCTGTGACGCCACGGCGCCAGCCGAACCACGGCCGGCTGATCTACGCCGTGAACGACGGCTACAACGCCACCGGCGTCGATCAGGACGACATGCTGCACCTGTCGGGCCTGGGCTTCAACGGTGAGCGGGCACCCAGCGTGATCCAGTACGCCGCGCGCCAGGCCATCGGCAATGCGCTGGCGATGGATGAGTACAGCGGAAAGGTCTTCCAGGGCGGCGCCCATCACTCGATGGTGCTGGAGACTGAAAAGACGATTAAAGACGGTGTGCTTGACACGATGCGTCGGCAGTTTGCTGAGCGATACAGCGGCATCGACAACGCTCACCGCATGCCGCTGATCTTGACGGAAGGGCTGACAGCCAAGCCGGTGACGATGAGCGCTGAGGACGCGCAACTGCTTGAAAGCAAGCGCTTCCAGGTCATTGACATCTGTCGCGCGTTTGGTGTGCCGCCCCACATGGTCGGTGAAACATCTGCGTCGACCACTTGGGGCAGCGGGCTTGAGGCCATGGGCCGCGCGTTTGTGACCTACACGCTGAACCCGCACTTGCGGCGGTTTGAGCAAGAGCTGAACCGCAAGCTGTTTCGCACGGTGCGCTTCTATGTCGAGTTTGACCGTGAAGCGCTGATGGCTGGTGACAGCAAGGCGCAGGCCGATGCCGACAAGGCCAGCCTGGGCGGGCCTGGTGCCGGGCCTGGCTGGGAGTCGGTGAACGGGGTGCGTCGACGGCGCAACCTGCCGCCGATCGATGACCCGAAGTACGACGTGCCGTTCTGGCCACCTGACAAGGCGGCCGGATCTGCCAGCGCACCCGCGCGACCTGGCGAGCCAGACGAAGACCACGACATGCCGCCTGGACACCGCAGGCCTGGAGAACACTGATGAAGCGACACATGATCCAGATGAACCGGCTGCTGCAGCTCATGCGCGATAACGCGCAGCCGGGGGAGCGCAAGCCACTGAACGTGGTGCGCAACGAGGCCGCTGGCGAGGCCACGCTGTACCTGTATGACGTGATCGACCCATGGTGGGGCCTGAGTGCTGAAGAGATGGCTAAAACCATCAACGGCCTGCAGGATGTGCAGACGCTGCACTTGCGCATCAACTCGCCAGGCGGTGATGTGTTCGAGGGGCGCTCGATGCGCACAGCCCTGGCTGAGTTCAAGGGCACGACGATTGCGCACGTTGACGGGCTGTGCGCCAGCGCGGCCACCACGGTTGCCGATGGCTGCAGCCAGATCGTGATGGTTCCTGGGTCGTTCTGGATGATCCACAACGGCTGGACGCTGGGGTGGGGCAACAAGCACGACCTGGGCAAGACAGTCGGCCTGCTGGAGAAAGTGGATGCGGCCATCGCTGCTGACTATGTGCGCCGCACCGGTGCCGACCTGGCGCAGGTGGTGCAGTGGATGGACGATGAAACCTGGTTTGAAGCTGCGGAGGCGGTAGAGCAGGGCTTTGCCACCTCGGTGGCTGATGACACCGCAGTGCCTGATGACGGCCAGGCATCCAACTGGGTGCTGAACGCCTACAGCAAAGTGCCCAAAGCGCTTGTGCAGGCGCCTGCACAACGCAAGCCGGTCAACACGCCTGAGCCCGACTGGGCCGCGCAGCGTGCCTCCAACGAGCGGCGCCTGCAGCTTTTCTCGTTCACCTGACGCGCTCGCGCTTCGGGTCGTTGCCCGCCTGGGGTCAGGTGGGCTTTTTTTTGCTCAATTGAAAGGAAACATCATGAGCATCCAAGCTCTGCGCGAGCGCAAGAACGCCCTGGTCAACCAGGTCAAGAACCAATTGGCCGAAAAGGGCTCGATCCCCTGGACCAAAGAAGATCAGGCCGTGTACGACACGGCCATGGATGAAATTGAGCGTCTGAGCACGCAGATCGAAGCCCACCAGCGCATGCTGGACGAAGAGGCGGGCGTGATCACCAAGAAGAAGGACACGGCGCAGCCTCAAGACCAGATGCGCGTGATCTTCGACAAGTGGGTGCGTGGCGGTGACGCTGCTGTCAACGCTGAAGAGTGGGCGTTTGTGCGCAACACCATGAGCACCACGACGCCGTCGGAAGGCGGCTTCAGCGTGCAGACCGAGGTGGCCAAGTCGATCATTGAAGCCGTCAAGGGCTTCGGTGGCATGCGTCGCGTCGCTGAGGTGTTTGCTACGTCGAAGGGCAACCCGCTGCAGTACCCGACCAGCAACGGTACGGCCGAAGAGGGCGAGATCATCGCGGAAAACCTGCCTGCCAGCGATCAAGACACCGACTTCGGTACCGTTGGCCTGGGTGTCTTCAAGTTCAGCTCGAGGGTCATCGCAGTACCCATCGAGCTGCTGCAGGACAGTGAGGTTGACATCGAGGCATTCATCAATGCGCGCCTGCGCACCCGCCTGGGTCGTATCCAGAACAAGGTGTTTACCGTCGGTACGGGCGTGAACCAGCCGCGCGGCATTGTGCCTGCCGTCACGATTGGTAAGCAGGGCGCCACTGGCCAGGCCACCTCTGTCACGTATGACGACCTGGTGGACCTGCAGGAGTCGATTGACGACGGTTACGACATGGGCAGCAATCTGGCCTGGATGTTCCACCAGTTGACCCGTCGCAACCTGCGCAAGCTGAAGGACACGACCGGCCGTCCCATTTGGTCGCCGGGCTATGAGTTCGGTATCACGAAGGGCACACCTGATGAGCTGCTGGGTCGCCCCGTGGTGATCAACAACGACATGCCCACCATGGCCGCTTCGGCTCGTTCGATCACGTATGGCGATCACCGCTATTACAAGATTCGCGACGCCATGGACATCACGCTGTTCCGCTTCACGGACAGCGCTTACGCCAAGAAAGGCCAGGTCGGTTTCCTGGCCTGGATGCGCTCAGGCGGCAACTTTGTCGACGTGGGCGGTGCCGTCAAGGCGTATCAAAACTCTGCCACCTGATCCTGGGGCGCAGGCGTGAGCGGGGGCGCTGCCCCCGCGTCAACTTCATACCGTGAAGGACTGACATGACCAAGTCAAACACTGCGGCTGCGGTCGCGAAAACTGCTACGCCTGCAGGCGTTGGCGCAGGAGCTGCTGATGAACCTCAACGAACAGAGCCGGCAAATGCCGGTACCGGTGCCATCGATACCGGCGCGGGTGCCGACCAGGCCGGGGCCGACGCAGCCAATACCGGGGCGTCTACCGAAAACGCTGGTGACTCGGCTGGTGCTGGCGACAGTGCCGCGCTTGACCAGGCTGCCTCAGTGAACCAGCCGGGGGCCACGCTCCCCGCGTCGCCTGTGGTGGTTGAGCGCTTGCGCGCGGTGGTTCTGTTCTCAGGCGCAGGCGTAAGCCATCGCGTGGGCGCAGTTGTGGAAGGCCCTGCCGATCTGATTGATCGCTTGGATGCTGCCGGTGATGTGGACTCGCATCCCAGCGCAGTCGACGCGGCTCTTGCCGGTGGTGTGGCGCCTGTCTCTTTGGAGTGATGCATGGTCAGCGTTGTCATCACTCCGTCAGAGCTGGTCGCGTTGCAAGCTGCCGACGTGCGCCAGCAATGTCGGATTGATGACACGGCCGAAGACCAGTACATCGATCAGGTGCTGATCCCTGCTGTGTGCGCCCTCTTTGAAGAGCGCACGCAGTGCAAGCTGTTCAACGCGATTTGCGAAGACCGTCTGCCAGCATGGCCACGCACGGGGCGCATCGACCTGGGCTTTGGTGTGGTGCGCTCGGTGCAGTCCATCACGTACCTGGACGCCGATGGCGTCAGCCAGGTGCTGGATGCGTCTGCTTACCAGGCGCTGCCCGACGCCGTGCCCGGTGAGGTGCACCTGGCACCAGGCCAGTCAGCGCCCACCATGCTGGCCCACCCGGCTGCACTGCGTGTGCGCTACGTCGCCGGGGTCGCTGTGGCGCCTGCATCGCTGCCGCGTGATGTGCGGCTGTGGCTGCTGCTGCATGTGGCCCATTTCTGGACGAACCGTGAAGCCGGTCAGTCCGCCAAGCTCGAACCCCTTTTGCATGCCGATGGGCTGATTTCAGCCTACCTGCGCAACCCGATTTGATTGGAGATCACCATGCCTCAGGCACTTGTCGTTCAGTTCATCAACGATCTGGAAAACCGTGACTATCAAGCCGGCGTCGTGATTGACGTCAGCGCTGGCCTGCTTGACTGGCTGAAGTCTCGCAAGCTAGTCGATGACACGCCCTCGGTGATTGCTGCAGCCATTGCTGCTGGGGCGCAGGTGGTTGCCCATACCGGTGGTCCGTCGGCTGAGCTGCAGCCTGTGGTTGTGGGCGCTGATGGGGTGCTGCGCACGCCTGATATGCGGGCGCTAGGCGCGCAAAGCGAATTTGGTCCCTGGTTGCTGGAGGGGCGCCCATCCGGCAATCCATTCGTGCAAAAAGTCGAAGGCTTGCCCATGCCCGGCGGCCAGGCACGTACCCTGCTGAATATCAGTGGTCGCGGCTACGTAGGATCCATATTCCTGGCATCTATGGCTCGTATCGGATCTACAGCGCTCGATAGGGTTCTGAACCAACGACTCGAGTTTTACTACGATGGCGCTACGACTCCGCAATACTCAGTCAGTCTGGCGCGTCTGCTGTGTGCAGAATACATGGGTTTGTTCACGGCAACCCCGTTTCGCTCGGCATATGTCAGTGCATCGCATTTAGGCGGTGGCGACCCGGGTAATGCATCGATTACTCACGCAATCAGCGGGACACTCAAAATGTGCTTCCCGTTTCGGACGGGGCTCATCATCGTGCTGCGCAACAGTGGTCCCGCTGGGGCTGGGGACGTGCATTCGATATTTAGCTGCATCAGCGGCGTGGTGGGCTTGCCGGAAACCGATTTCACGCGCTGGCGGTTAAACATCAGTGACGGTGTGTACACGTCACCTAACATCTCCGCTGCAAACAACAATCACCTCCCGGGCCAGGAACAAGTTTTGACGATGCTGCAAGTCCCGTCCGGTCGCCGCGGTCGCTACTTCGGCCTGTATCACTGTCTAGATGGCACCGATCGGGTTGTAGAGCCCGGCAACGTGAGACACAGCCCCCTGGAAGGCAACCACAAGATTTACCTTAACAACAGCCAGCCAGTCATTGGCTCCACCGTGCCGACACTCGAGTGGTCGGGCAGCGAGGATTACATCGGAGAAGTTGGCTGGTTTGGTGGCCCTGCGCCTCTTGCGACTGTTGCTGCGGACGCAAATACATGGGAGTCTGCTGCCGGTATGTACTCCGGGCTGACGTTGCTGAACAATCCATGGCAGGGCCTTTTCGCCGGATATCGATGGCATGTGCCAGATCCGATTGTTTTCAGCGACGGTATGACCCTGACATGGAACGTGGGGGACTTCGCTCAGCGTGCGTGGACCGGCAATGTGCGCGTGACCTGGTCAGCCCTGTGGTACGAATGGCT